TTTCGCTTCTTGCGCTACGAAATAGGTGTACTTAATTCGTAAACCGTGATATAAAGGTTATTATGAAACTAGATGATATCTTTGCACTGTGGGAACAGGATTCCCACATCGATCGTTCAGAACTCGGTAACGAGGCACTGAATATCCCCAAACTCCATCACAAGTATTTCAAGATCTTCACGAATGAACGGTTAGTTCTTCGGAAGTACGAAGCCGAATTCAAGCAACTGAAGCTTGCCAAGAATGAATTCTTTACTATGGGACCGACGGAAGAGACACATGCCAAGGGTTGGAAGCTTCCACCTCAGGGTAAAATCATCCGTTCAGACGTGAATAACTATATAGAGGCGGATCAAGAGGTGATCGATATGTCATTGCGTATCGGTATCCAACAAGAAAAGATCGAGCTTCTAGAATCAATCATCAAATCCCTGACAGGCCGTGGCTTCAATATCAATGCTGCGATTACATGGGAGAAATTTAAAGTTGGTATTTAATGAGTGATGTCCACCTGAAATATATTAATAGTGTTCACATTAAGGTATGTGCAGATCCGTCAACCGTAATGGAGTTGTCGGATCAATTCACATTCTATGCAGATAATTATAAGTTCCATCCCAAGTATCGTGCACGTATGTGGGACGGGAAGATCCGCCTGGTAAATCAACTATCTGGTACTTGCTATGCTGGCCTAAGTCAGAAGATTAAAAAGTTTTGTGATGCACGTGGTTATAATCTGACATTTGATGATGAACTGATCTACGCTAATGTGTCTGAACATGAGCTAGAAGAATTCATCAAGACTCTGAATATTCCTGAAAAGTATCAGATTCGTGACTATCAGTTCAAAGCAATTTTAAAATGTATTCGATCAGGTCGTAGAACACTGGTAAGTCCTACATCATCAGGCAAATCTCTCATGATCTACATTATCATGAGATGGTATCAACAACATAAAGGCCTCATCATCGTTCCTACGATCGGCCTAGTCGGACAGATGGAAAGTGACTTTAGAGATTATGGATATACCGGCAACATTCATGTTAGTACTGCTGGCCTCAGTAAATCTAATGATATCGATTGCAACATTGTTATTACTACTTGGCAGTCACTCAACAACGGCAAAAACAAAATGCCAAAGCAATGGTACTCCCAATTCGGGGTCGTGTTTGGAGATGAAGCTCACGGATGCAAGGCAACGAGCCTCATACAGATCCTATCTAGCCTCGAAACCTGTCGTTACAGATTCGGTGCAACAGGAACCTTGGACGGACAAGCCCTTAACGAAGCCACAATCGAAGGACTCTTTGGACCTCAGTATAGATCCACCACAACGAAACAGTTGATGGAAGATGGTCACGTTGCCAAACTCAAGATCAAATGCATTATCCTCAAGTATCCTGAGGATATAAAGAAACAGTTTCATACTGCTGTCAACAAGAAAAAGAAAACATATCAGGAAGAGATTGATTATCTGGTAAACAATGAGAAGCGCAATAAGTTTCTTAAGAATCTAACATTATCACTCAAGGGAAATAAACTACTATTTTTCAGGATTATAGATCATGGAAAACTCTTACATGCCGCCATTAGTTCAGTATCTAGTCATAATGTTTTTTACATTGACGGCAGTGTATCAGGCGTGGACCGGGAAAGTATCCGTCATGCTATTGAAGATGAAGAGAATGCTGTCCTCATTGCGTCGCTAGGAACTACATCAACCGGTGTGAGTATCAATAAGCTGCATCATATGATTGCTGCATCTCCATCTAAGTCTAAGATCAAAGTGCTTCAATCTATTGGACGTATGTTACGTATGCATGCCGAGAAAGAAGAAGCCATTCTGTATGATATTGTTGATGATCTATCCTACAAGTCTCAGATGAACTTTACTCTGAACCACTTCATGGAACGATGCAAGATCTATGATGCTGAGAAATTTGAATACACTATTACGAGTGTTAATATTTAATGTTTTTGCAATTATTAAAATGCCACCTATGCATGGTTGTTAAACTTCCAGTTTTATTACAGTGTGGGCACTGAGTTTGTTTAGGTGTTACACCTTTTTTTGATTTAGATATTTTTGCAATAGATTCATTTGAATGTTTTTTGCCAGTTTGTCTGACTGATTTTAGCATATTTGCTTTGTTAGAGTGTTTCTTATACTTTTTATTAAGATTTGCGGTACTTATTTTTAATTTGGTTTCTTCTGAATGTTTAGGTCTTGTTTGATTTTTACGACCTTCAGAAATTCTTGCTTTTTGTTCTGATGTTCTTTTAACACCAGATCTATTAGTGGCTGATTTATGAATTGCTTCTAATGATTTTGGTTTTCCTTTTGCAGCCATCGACATTTTATTTTTTGTGTCATTGGTCATTTTAAAACCATTAACCCAACCATCTAAAGCGTTTTCTGGTTTCATGTTTGCCCATTGCGCAGATTCAACTATATTATTTTGTATTGAAAATTTTAACGCGAAATCTGTGCACAGTTCTTGGATGTCAAATCCCCATATTTCTATGGTTTTGATAAAATTTCCATGTTTTTTGAGATGGCGGCGCCAGTGTAACCCAGACCCCTGGTATTTAAAAGGATCTTTACTTCTGGTCATACCAAAGTACTTTAGACCGGTAACAGAATGTTGTTTGACGTATAGATAAATAGTCATAGCTGATTCTCCGTATTAGAATTAGAGTAGATGGGATGGCCGTCCGCGATCTACATTTTATTTATAATAATGTGAGGTTATAATGATTAATATCTACACGCTAGTCAACGGTGAACAGATTATTGGCCAGCAATCAATACGTGGCACTGATTGTGTTACTGTTGAAGATCCATTCTATATTATAGAAACACAAGATGAATATGGTAATAATGCAATGAAGCTAACAAATGTGTGTACATTTTCTGACCAACAGTATATAGTGGTAGATAATAAGCATGTAGTTTATAGCTTACCAGCAAATGATCCTATGTCTCGTTATTATCATAAGCTAGTTGATACATCAAAGAAATCAGATACGTATAAAATGATTGAGGAATCCATTAAAGAGATGGAAGAGATGGAAGAAACAATGATCGAAGTTATCTCAAAAAGGCTTGTAGGCAAGTCAACAATTAACTAAGGATATATTATGAGTGAATCGACACCGAATCCGGTCAAGAAAAAGAAGTCGAATAACTACATCGACAATAAAAAGTTCTATGCTGAGATGATCATCTACCGCAGACTGTATGATGAATCAGTTATTGCAGGTGAACCACGCCCAATCGTATCTAGATACATTGGCGAATGCATTATGTTGATTGCTACACGGCTTGCAACCAGACCTAACTTTGTCGGGTACTCATATAAAGATGAGATGATCTCAGATGGTATTGAAAACTGTCTGGCATATATCCACAACTTTAATCCTGACAAGTCTACTAATCCATTTGCATACTTCACACAGATTATCTATTATGCCTTCCTTCGCCGAATACAGAAGGAAAAGAAGCAACTGTACATCAAGCACAAGAGCTTTGAGAACAGTATGATTATGAACACACTTGTTGATATGGCACCTGAAGATAAAAGTCATTACTCTGCAGCCTTTATAAATGTATCTGAGAAGCTTGGCGAACTTGTAGAAAAGTTTGAAGCCAAAAATCCAGTAGCACCTAAGGCCAAAAAAGGCGTAGAGAAATTTATAGAGGATGAAGACGATGAGACTTAATATTCCACCACTGCTAGAACAAATCAGAGACAATATGCTAGATGAAAAAACATCGCCGGCCGTCAGATTTAATTATAGCCAAACTATGCGTACTATCAAAGATTACGCAGAGCAATCATTAAGAGAATATGAAAAAGCAGAAACTAAAAAGGGTCGTTAATGAAAATTGCTTTAATTACCGATACTCACTGGGGTGCACGCGGCGATAGCCCTGCGTTTGCAGAATATTTCAATAGGTTTTATTATGACTATTTTTTCCCGTATCTTGCTGATAACGGCATTAACCATATATTTCATTTGGGGGATATTGTTGATCGGCGAAAATACATCAACTTTGTCACAGCCCGACATCTACGTAAATTTGTAGAGCATTGTCATAATTCCAATATTAGACTAGACGTTATTATTGGTAATCATGATACCTCGTTCAAGAACACGAATGAGGTCAACTCTATGAGGGAACTCTTTGAGCATTCTAAATATGATATCAATTATTATTCTGATCCTACTTCTATCAAACTTGGCGGTATTGACATTGCTGTTTTACCCTGGGTATGTTCAGGCAACTATGACGAGTCTATGGAATTCCTACGGAATACTTCAGCACAGATTCTTTTCGGTCATCTCGAAATCGCTGGTTTCGAGATGTATAAAGGTGCGGTAAATGACAATGGATTCGACTCAAAAATTTTTGACAAGTTCGATCTTGTTTGTTCCGGGCATTTTCATCATAAGTCTACTCGCGGTAATATTAATTATCTTGGGGCTCCTTATGAGATGTCTTGGTCTGATTATAATGATCCCCGCGGATTTCATATCTTTGATACGGAAACGCGTGAGCTAGAGTTCATCCGTAATCCATTGACGATGTTCAATAAGGTTCACTATCACGATCAAGACAAGACTCTTGATGAGATTATGGATATGGACTTCGATCACTACAAGGGATCATATGTCAAGCTGATCGTGCACACCAAGACAAATCCTTACTGGTTCGACATGTTTGTCGACAAGATTGAAAAGGCCGGTGTGCTAGATCTTCAGGTTGTGGACGATAATCTTAACCTTCAGATGGAAGATGACGGTGATATTGTCAATGAAGCTGAAGACACGTTGACGGTTCTGAACAAAGTTGTTGATCAAGTTGATTCACGAGTCGATAAAAAAGTATTGTACAATTTCCTCAGTTCATTGTACAATGAAGCTTTAAGCGTGGAGTAATCATGATTTTATTCAAAGCTATTAGATGGCAAAACATGCTATCGACCGGCAACCAGTTTACTGAGATAAAACTGGATCGTAGCAAGTCAACGTTGATCGTCGGGGAAAACGGGGCTGGTAAGTCTACGATCCTCGACGCATTGTCATTTGCTCTGTACGGTAAACCATTTCGTAACATCAACAAGCCACAATTGCTTAATTCTATGACGCAGAAGAATTTAGTCGTAGAATGCGAGTTTATGGTAGGTTCTAAACATTTTCGTGTAAAACGCGGCATTAAACCTCAAATCTTTGAAATCTATCAAAATGGTGAAATGATGAATCAAAATTCATCTGCCAGAGATTATCAAGAGTATCTTGAGAAGAGTATTTTGAAATTAAGTTTCAAGAGTTTTGGCCAAATTGTCATCTTGGGTAGTGCCAATTATCTCCCATTCATGCAATTGCCTGCTCATGCTCGTCGTGAGGTCATTGAGGATCTTCTGGATATCCAGATCTTCACTACCATGAACAATCTTCTCAAAGAAAAGATTGTGACAAACAAGGCAGCTATCACTGATACTGACTATCAGATCAACCTGATCGAGAACAAGATCGAGTTGACTCTGAAGCATATCAATACGCTCAAGATCAACAACGACCATCTAATCCGTCAGAAGGAAGAGATGATCGAGGAGATCGAGGGTCTGATTGCACAGGCAGAACGTGACATTGCCGTACAGAATGGTCTCCTGAATGTACGATCGATGAAGATCTCTGATGCCGAGAAGGTTAATGCCAAGAAGTCTAAGCTCGTAGAGTTGGAAAGCCAGCTCGAGAGCAAGGTACGTACTCTCAAGAAAGAGATCCGGTTTTATCATGACAATGATAGTTGCCCGACTTGCCGACAGGGT